ATGGTATTTGAAACCATCACCGCCTGCCATAATGCTTGTTGAATTGCTCATATTTCTTTGCTTAAATTATATAGTCTTTCTTGTAAACAAATAGCACTTTCATAGTATATGACTCTTTTTATATACGCGTAGTAGATTGGTAGATAATTGTAGTATCCCTCTCTAGGTACGTTGTATTGCTTTGAGTCAAGTGATGGGTCATATGTCTCGCTATTTAGTTCTAAGTTGTTTTGATGCGAAGTGAGTGTAGGTACATACGTTTTGTTGACTTGTACTACGTTATGTTGGTTCATAAAACACTTCTAGAATTGCTTGTTCGTTCACTTTAAGAATGCCTTGCTCTACGAGTTCATCGCTCAAATTGGGGTTTGTGTTCGTAGGGCTTGTTTGTGCGTACACTTTGTACTCGTATTCTCCTGTGTAAGCGTTGATGTCACTCTCGTCAATTAGAAATTCATTGTAGCGTTCTTTGTGAATGCTTACGTCTAGAAGAATGAAATTCGTGATTGTGTCTGTCAATCTGTGATGAATCGAAAATAAGTACGTAGGGTTCGCAATCGTTGTCTTCTCCGACAACGTCAAGTACCAATACTTTGTTTGACCTTTTTCAATTACTAGCATCACAAATGAATAGCAACGAGAAAACTATGTAACAAAAAAGGGTGAGCAAACGCCCACCCAATTCTGAAAACTAATATGAAATCAAGAACAACTACAAATATACATTAAATCCCTAACGCAGTCACTACGCTAGATTGTAATTTGTAAGGTGCTTCTGCTTCGATTGCTGACAAAGTCACTTCGTAACCATTTGAATCACCCATAGCCGTTCCGCTATTTGCAACCATTGCAGTCACGTCGCATCCGTATTCGTTACCTACTAACCAATAAGCGTCGTTGTTGTCACGTACGATAGTGTACGTGCGACCTTGTGCGAGAAGTTTCATCTCGTTTCTTTTGCTAGTAGACAAGCGACGCAATTTGAATGCTACGTCACATTGATTGAAAGTAGTACCATTCTCGACGCTCACGTTTGTAGTGTTTGTCAAAGAACCTGTACCTTTAGGCAATTCGTAGTCATAAACGTCACCACTTACGACGGTGGTTGCAGTAACTTCGCCACTCGCAATAGTGAACTTTGAAGCAGTCCACGAAATTAAGTGGATGCTCTTGATACCTCCGATTGCATCTTTGCAATCTAGAGTGAAACCTTGAGTGAGAAGACAAGCCATTGTTTATGAATGATTAGAGGGTGAAATATACAACTTCGCTAGGGTAAGCAACTTGAACACCATACTTGAAAGTAGTACGGAAACGAACCTCGTCGTTGTCCTCAGAGTACCACAATTTGTATGACTCTTCTTCGTTTGCTAAGTCAGTACCTACGAAGAAGTTGCTCAAAGAACCTGCAACGATTTTGCTAGTACCACTCAAACCACCGACAGCAATCAACTTCATATTGGTACCGGGATAAATCATTTCCATTGCTTCACTTGCTTCAACAGCGTAGTGGAACAAGTTAGCGTTCTTCAAGTTAACCAACATCAATTTGAAAGCATCAACACCGATGAAGCAAACCAAGTCAGACTTAGTAGCAACACGAGCAGGAATGTTCGCGTAAACTTGGTCTAAGATGTCGTCGATGTTTGCGCTAGTGATAGAAGCAAAAGCAGTTGGTGCAGAGTTAGCCAATGTTGGAGAAGCGGCCGCAATGATTTTGTTAAAACCATCAAAACGATTCAAGTTAGGGTTACCACTTGCAGTGTCACCTTGCCACATAGCAATCTCGATGTTCTCAGCGATGACAGCAGATTTCTCAGAACCGATTTGCTCTTCGAAAGGAATCATAGTAGGAGAACCTGCCATAATTTGAGTCTGCATCCACTTTGCTTCAAGAGTCTTAGGACACAAAGTCTCTTCAACTTTAACAGCACCAACGGTGATGTTTCTTTGAGTGAAAGTAGTAGCACCACTTGGATTGTAACCACAGCCGTCGGCTTGGAAGAAAACGGTAGAAGCCAACAAGTTCAAAGAAGCAGATGACTTAACACCTACTTGTACTTGACCGGCAGTTTGCAAGGTTGATGCGGTTTTAGAACCGAACAACGCTTTTACCAACAAGTCAGTTGACTGCTCGTTGGTGTAATTGTTCAAGGAAGATACAACGAATGACATAGTATTTTTTTTGTTTTTTTATTTGTTTATTTTTTCAATGCGTTTGCAAATTTCTTCAAGTTCTCAAATTGAGACTCAGTCTTTGTAGGCGCGTGTGGTTTCTTAGTAGGCTCGTCGCTAGGCAAGTCAAGAACTTTCTCAACCAATTCAACGACTTTAGACATCGCTTCTTTGTGAGATACTCTCTCAGCAACCAAAGACTCGATAGAAGCAGTCAAAGCGGAGATTTTAGACTCAAGACTTTCTACTACTTCGTTGAAGTGAGATACGGTTGCGAACTCTTCAGTCGCTACAACTTCGATTTCGATTTCAGGTACTTCGATTTCGGGCTTTACGATTTCTGTCACAATTCCATCAAGAGTAGTGACAAGAGTACCATCTTCAAGTTCGTGAGTTGCGTTCGGTGCAGGAATATCGCCCTCAGCAGTTTCTACCATTACGATAGTGCCTACTGACAACTCGCCCTCCCATTTTACGATTGTACCATCTTTCAACATTGCTGTCTCGAAAGAGATACTTTTTTCTTCTTCAAATCCCAACAAAGTGCGGACTTGCTTCAAAGTTTCTTTTGCGTTCATCATAGTAAAATATATTTTTTGTTTTTGTGTTGCAATTTTATTGACCATCCCATTGAGACAAGATGCGCTTGAGTTGCTCGATGACTTGTAAGTCTTCGTTGAGTTCGCTTACAAAATCAAAGACACCTTCGACAGAGAAGCCTTTGAACTCTCCTGCTTTGACTTTTGCCCACACGTCATCATTGTCTATTAAGTAAGAGACAAACCACGAGCCGTCTGCTACGTCATCATAGCCTTTTGGTGGCATTACACCTCTTTCTCTATCGACGATGTAAGACTCGAACAAAGACACACCTTCTTCGATTGGTGTTTTGTGATGTGCGTTGACGCTGTCGTACTTGTTTGAACGCGCCCACTTTTTGGCAATCTTGAAGATAGACTCTTTGTCAAACACAACGTAGTACTCACCACGAATAGCGTCACGACGATAGATAGGCATATCTGCAATCATAGCAACACCACTCACGATGCGCTTCTCTTCGTCTTGAATAGAGAACTTCTCGCTCTTTAAGTCTAGAACTTTTTCACAATAGCGAAGCATTTCATCGCCACCCCATAGCAAGTACGAGATAGTGCCACACGCTTCTGTATCATTTGCGTTGTAGTATGTTTTCGCTCTAGACAAGTACGAATAAGTACGCTTGATAGTTTCAAGTGACAAGTTGTCGCGATTGATTAATTGATTGGCTCTTGCTTTGCCCACTAGCGTTGCACACTTGTTGTCAACTTTCTCGTTCAAGTCGATACCGCGTTGAGCGTTGTCGATTGCGCCTTGTGGATAATCTTCAAAGAATGTTTGTTTGTCTTGATACATAGCGTAGCAGATTGCGACCGCTTGTTCGTTGTCTTTGCCCTCATTAATCATTACAGGTATACAACGCGCAACAAACTCTTCTTCGCTCTCATTTGCTTGTGGTTCTACAAACTCTTGATTGAATGCTTGAAAGTCTCTCTCGACTGCCGGTGCTTCAACAAGCGACACAAAGTCAATGCCTGTTTCTTCGTCAAACTCGTTGATGTCTAGTCGATAGATAGGTAGATTCATAGTCTTAAATAGCGTTTATTTGACAATAGATACTTTTTTGTTGTTCGATACTCGTTGTTGTGTGCGAGTGATGTCGCCTTCTAGAACGTACACTCGTTGTTGTTGAGTGAGTTGTTCGTTGCCCCCTTGTTGAAGTAGAGATGATGTCGTTTGTGGTGCGCTCATTTGTGGTACACCACCACCACTTTGTTGACTTGCTTGTTGTGAATTGAACTTTGTCGCTTTGATTCGTGCTACTTGAGCGACACCGAATGCACCTGCAAGACCTGCTTGTACAAATGGATATGCAGGAAACGCGGCTGTGATAGGTGAATCTTGAGCAGTCTTGAAAGCGTTTTGTACACCCTCGATTGTTGCCATAATAGTCGACGCAATCTTCATCGCTTTCGAGAAGTTAAATGCTCTCTTTTGTGACTCTTCGTCTTTACGTGCAAAACTCTCAGCAAGTTCTGCGCTCACGTCAAAGAAGTCTTGTGCAAGTTGCAAGAGTTCTGCGTTGTTTACTGCTACGAACAATTTGAACTTCTCAGCGTTAGTGTATTGCTTTTGATACGTTTGTTCTGCAAGTTTTACTTTTGTTTGTTCACCAAACTTGACTTCATCGACTTGTTTTGCTATGCCTTTTTGAATGTCTTTCAACTCTTTCTCGCGCAACTCTTGACGCTTGTAGTTGTAGATGTCTTGAAGTACGAGAAGTGCTTCTTGATTATCTGCGTATTGCTTACGCGAGTTTGCGTACCATTGTTGAAGACCTAGTATATCTTTGTTTAAGTCGTCTGCTTGAAGCATTCTCAACTCTTGATTCAAAGTACGAACTGCATCGCGACGCTCTTTTGCTTTGTCACTTGCTTCTTTTGCTCTGTCTGCGTTGTACTTCTTCTCGTCTTCTGCAAGAATAGCAAGAGCGTTCTTTGAGTCTAGTATGATTTTGCCCCATTCTTTCTCCTTGTTCTTGCCGTAGTTTCTACGTGCTTGAGCAAGTTCGTTGTCTAGTTTCTCACGTTGCTTCGTAAACGCACCAACTTCATCACCACGTGCTTTCAAGAGTGCAATCTCTCTGTCTAGTTGCTCGTTGTTTTTCTCAGTTGCTTTGTTGTACTTCTCAAGAGCGCGTTCACTTGCGCTTGTGATGCCTACAAAGTCTGTGAATTTCTGTACAAGACCACCGATAAAAGTAGCAAACGTAGACAAGCCGGGAAGTAAGCCCATCACTGCGCTTTTGAGTTTGTCAAAGTTTGCAATAATCAAAGTCAACGCAATACCAATGACACCAAACGCAAGAGTCGACATACGACCTAGAGATTGAAACGCTTGAATCACACCACCTTTGATGTTCTTTGCTATCGCTGTAAATTGTTGTTGTATTTTGCCAAGTCCTTCGAGTCCGTCAGCAAGTGCCATCGCGCCTTGAAGTTTGACCATCGTCTTTTGCAAGTCTTCGCTCTCGCTACCAAAGAGAGCCATTGCACCTTGAGCGGCTTGAAAACCACGAGCGACACCTTGTACGATTGTTTGTACTTGAGCGAACTTGTCGGGATTGACAGCAGAGACTCGGTCATTGAAGTCTTCCATTCTGTCGCGCAGTTTTGCAAGTTTCTTCTCTGCTTCGACTGCTTCAGGCGAAAACTCGCCAAAAGTTCGAACTGCTTCTTGTGCTTCTATCGTCGCTTGACGAATCTCGCCTTTGAACCCTTTAAGATTCGATTTGACTTCGAGTTCTACCGTTGATTTTATCATTATCCGTTACCTATTACGTAAAAATTTGAACCATCACACACAATCCATTTCTTCTCCCAATGATTGTTAATGACTTCTGTATCTCCGCCATTGATTGTTGCTGTCGTTGCTGTGTCTATTGTAATTGAATGCGATGAGTTTGTCTTCAAAAACACCCAATGTTTACCACTTAATCCTGTCGGGTCGGGCAAAGTGACGATGAATCCTCCTGCTGTTGCATCGCATAGAATCAACCAATCGTCTTTTGTGACGTTGTAGTTTGTTGTCTCTGTGCGAACTGCACCGCCACTCAAGAAAGATGGGTACATTTCGTAGTTGCCTACGTACAACGTGTCAGGCTTCGTCACTGCAAAGTCATTGCAGACGATAGCAGTCGAGTTGTTTGCGCCTTCTAGAAACGATGTATTCACGCTAGAGAACGCACTTGAGTTGTCGTTGTTTGACGATTGTACAATACCTTCACCGACGAAGACACCTGAGCCCCCATTTGTAGTGCCTACTGAGACGCCCTTGATGCCGGGCTTGATTGGTATGTTGCCACCGGGATAGATGTCACCGTAAGTCTCGCCTTGTTGACCTTGCCCTGTACCTGCACCGATTGTCTTTTGAGTTACACTAGCAGGTTGTATGAACTGCGCAAGTAAGAACTCGCACAAGTACACAGAGTCACCATTCGGGTCGTAGTCTTCAATCTTATTCAATCGCCAATACTGACCTTCAAAGAAGTAAGCGTCTGAGAACGACAAGTTCAAATAGTCTTTCGTCGTGATGCGAAAATACCCTCTCAAAATCTTTGAGTTCTTCGACGTGATTTCAGTCAAGAAGCGATAGTAGTATGTATTGACAAGATTCGCGTTTGTGTATTTGTAACCTGCACCTAGACCTATCTCACGAGGCATACCAAAATTGATGTCAAACGTAGGGTTTGAAATAGAGTCAAGATGCGTAGTGATAGGAATTGAGAAACGATTTGAACGATTCAAGCCTACACCTGCGTATTGTGCGTATAACATCCAATTCACACCACTGACTAGACCTGAGTAGTACATCACTCGTAAGTCACCATCTTGAGCGTTTGGTACATACGACAACACAAAGTTCTTTTGTGAGTTGTAAGAGCGTATTTGTGTAGGTGAGAAAACGACTTCAATCTTCTTCTCTTCTTTGACGAACTGATTCTCGACTTGATATGTGCGAGAGCCGTATGTTGTTTGATACGATTCTTGATACAAGACGTTTGCTTCGTCTTTGCCTTCTTTGTACGAGAACTTGTATGGATTTGCTTCGAGTTCACCCATCGGCACAATCTCGACGCTTTGAGAGTAGTCAAGTTTTTGTGTCCAATCTACTTGAGCGCCATTGTAGAACTCGTCTCTTGGTACGATTCTCAACTCTTTTGGATTGTCTCTATCTGCTTCAATATACAAATTGAACATCTTGACAAAAGAGAGCAACAAGTCGCTTTGTTTTACTTCGCTATTCAAGAAAACTGCAAAGTCTACCGTCTCACCATAGCCGTAAGTAAAAGCAGTCAAGTTGTTCTCAATATAAGAGTTCGTTGAGATGTCTAGTTGAAACTCGCTGTTTGACAAGTTATATGCGTTCGCGTTGTCGTATACTTGAACGAGTTTGATTTCTACTACGTCGCTATTGAGTAGCGTACTAGGCGAGAAATACAAGTCGATATTGAAAGCAGGTGAGCCAAAGTCTACCGTGATAGTCGCAGTCGTACGCTTGACTCCGTTGACATAAAGACCAAAGACTAGCCATATGTCTTCTTGATAGACAGGCATATAACCCGTTGACGCATAGTTGATGCCTAGCGACGCTTCAAAAACATAATTGCCACCAACGGGCGCAGTGTATTGACCTGTCGTTGTGTTGTAGTTGTTGCCGTTGTCGTAGTTACCTGCTGTTGAATCGTTTTGAAAAATAAGCGTAGACGACAAGTCTAGTGATTGCGCTGTCGTGATTCTAGATGCTTTGAAACGTCTTGCTTCGAGTATCGCTGAGTCGATAGTCAACGACGATGGCGGAGGCAACACAAGTCTCTTGAATCTATCACTATTGAAGAACGAGTCGTTTGTGTAAGTGTACGACGCATTCGAGAACATCTTGTCTACGATAGTCTTCGCGTATAAGCAAGGCGTGAACTCGTTTGTCTCCCAAAGCGTGATGTTGCGAGGATGACCTTTGTCTATCATTGCGTACATATAGCCATCACCATATGAGAACGCTTGAGTAGAGCCGTTCTTGTAGATTTGAGTTGCCCACGAATCAATGACGTTGCCACTAGA